TGCTCATGTTGCCGCAGTTCAGCCTTCAGGCGTTCGTGCTTTTCAATGGCGCGCGCTGCTACGCGTAGCAGGTCAAGTTCAGGATCGATGTCCTTTTCATCATCATCAATGGATGGGTCTATAACTCTAATCTCAAACATGGTTTAGGTTTCCTTTGTTAAATACAACTAATGCGGACGGGAACGGCGCACTGTTTTTGGCGTTGCCGAACTTGAGCCGCCCACGGATAAATTCGATCTGGCCCTTCATGGCATAGTCATGCCACCAACGGGTGTCAGTGCGCGACGGGACAAGGCAAACGACAGTCGCGCCTGTCAGACTGCTTTCGTATGCTTTCTTCATCCATAGGCCTATGGTGCGGCCATAGGGCGGGTTCATCCAGCAGACGCCCTGCCAAGGTTGCGCTAGTCCGTCGTCTGCTTCGGTGAAGTAGCGGGGGCATTTGGCGTTGCTGGCTGTCGCGCAAACGTCCAGCGTAAAGCCATAGATTGCGTTCTGCTTGTCGAAAAAGTCCTGCGGCGTCGCCCACAAGTCAGTCGCGCTTGAGAAATGGACGCTCATGGTCACAACCTCACAGTTCTATTGTTGTGGTAGGCTTGGGCTTGCGGTCAAACATCCGACTAAGCCAATATTCCTTATCGGCACCTGTGGCCCGCGCTGCATGATATTTGAACAACGCGAGGGCTAGGGCGTCATATCCCGGCTTCTGGTGCGTCGTTATCAGTGGCGATGGGGCCATAGGTGTAAGGTTGGGGCGATAGTCCCTAATCCCTATGCAGGCGTCTTCTATGTCGCGCAGCGTCAGGTTTAGGTTACGTTCGCGGTTGATATATTGCATAACCGCCGTCTTGTCGGTGATGTAGCCAGCCAAGTGCCGTATCTTAGCGCGCAGGTTCCTATCCATTGCGCTTGACCTTCTTGACGTAGCGGCCAGTCTTAGGATCGCGCATAACGGCGTTACGTTTCCAGTCCAGCAATTCGGCGCTATCGCGCAGCCATGCCTTGCGCCACCACTCGCCGGACTGATGTGTCAGCCACAGGGCGTATAGGGTTACAGCTTCTATGGCTAAAAGCGTGACGATTGCTATTTGATCATGTGTCATTGGTTAATCCTCCAGTATTAAAGTTAATAGAAATAGGGCAGCGCCAGCGAGTAGCGCCGTCATTCTGCCATATTGTCCAATAGGGCGTTATTCTCAGCGACTAGGCGGTCGTATAGCGTCTGCAATTGCTCTAGTTGCTCTTCAACGTCCAACGCGGTGCTTAGGCGCTCACCTAGCACTAAGGCTAAGTCATTGTCGCAATAGCGTGCAGCTTCAGCCAGTGCGCTATCAGATAGCATTCGAAAGTATGTGCGGTCTTGTGTCATGTTATGCGTCCTCATCTTCTTCTTCCCATTCCGTCCAATAACTATCGCCCTCGCCGTCATCATAAAGCTCTTCGAATTCGGCCTCTGTCATGGGCAGGCATTCGTCTGAGCAGTAATGCTCACAGCCACCATTGATGACGTAGCCTTCGTTCATGCCAGCGCCACAGGCGGTGCATTGTCGTGCGTGTGTCATGTCAGTTTACTCCGAATAGTAGGTGGTCAAGGGTTAGCGCCGCGATGATATACACCGCGAACGCTAGGTTATGGATTGCAGCGCGGCTCATGCGTTGGTGCCGCCAACGTTGACGAAATAGTAGCCAGTGCCGTCGGTGTTGCCGCCTTGTGCGTAGGTGCCAGTCCAGCCCATCTTGGCGATTAGGGCATATGCGGCGGCCTTGTGGTTGTCTTGGGCGTCAAGCGCATGGTTATAGCCAACTGTTACGCTGCCACCCCATGCCGTCGCTTTGATGCGCCCGCCACGGGTGTTGGTTGCGCCAAGATATTTGGTTGCGATTGCTTGTGTTGTAATAGTCATTGGTTTTCACTCCTAATATTGGCACTAGCGCCAGCCTCGCGGCGGATTGCTCCGCCGTCCGGTGGTGTTAGTAATTGATTGCTGCGCGGTCAGCGCGGGCTTGTGCGATATAGCCAGTGAACAGCGCGGCTTGTTCGCGCAGGTGCGCGGCCATGCCGTTGTCGGTGCAAGCCTTGATGCTGGCATCATATTGTGCGCGTGTTGCGGTCAGCGCGTCTATCTGCGCGTCGAGGGCTTTGATTGCTGGATTGCGGTTAGTCATGGTTCTCACTCCAGTTGAATTGATTATGCTTGTGAACGTTTGGCGGCGGCGCGACTGAACATATCCAGCGCGTCGATTACTTTAACCATGTCAGCGGCCATGTCGGCTTGCTCCGCCATGACAAACATACGCTTGGCCTTTTCCAGTGACTTGATTGCATCCAGCATTTCTAATGCCGCGCCTAGTGTTGTTTCATTTTCAAAAGTCATGTTACTCACTCCGTTACTGTTTAACTACCCTCTTACTGGCATAGTTTGAGGGCATACACCAAACGGTATTTTGCCCTCTTATGTCGATTTCTGGATTTGCAGCAAATTGTGTTGCGTTTGTGCAACAGTTTGCGTCGGTGATTGGCAGGGGCGAAATTGTCATTTGGTAGTCATTTGGCGGGGTGAAATGGCAACCGGAGAAATGGCTAAAATGCAGGTGTTTTGGGGTGTTGGTTGTTAAGTTGTTATGGAAATGGTATTTACTGAGGTTTTAGAAAATAGAGGTATATAGATACCTGTATAATTTCGTGGCGACTTCAAACGCCATGACAATTTGACAATTTGACGTTCCTTAGTTTGCTAACACAGTTTGAGGGTTTTCCCCTAGCCATGACCTACGCAAACTGACTTGGATTGTCATGACAACTTGACAACCAGCCCATGCAATATGTTGCATCGCAGCATAGCCAGCCAGCAGATGTGTCCGCGCACCTAGCTACGAATTTCATTAACACTGATGTTAGCACAAAGGGAAAGGCCATTTCTATTTCCACCAGCTAGAACAGAACGAGAACGCTGCACAGCGGAACGCAAGCCAGCAATCGCCAGCCAGCTAGATTGCAAAGCCAAAAACTATTTGCTTGGAGAGGGGAGGGGTAGGGCCGGTGGGTCGCGCGGTTGTCGCAGTATGGTCCGCAAACAATTTTTTATTTTTTGCAAATTAGAATGCAACACACTATAGTACGCCCAATGACTTTCTACTCACTGCCATTTACACCAGAGCGGACGCAGGCCACCGAGGCGCGGCTAGAGGCAATCTATGAAGCTGCGCGCTACGGACTAAAAGGCGACAGCCTCGCTATGGCCGCTGGATTAACCCCGCGGCAGTTCCGCGTGCTGGCGGATGCGGACCCGCTGGTGGAGATGGCAGAGATCAAAGGTCGTGCCGACGGCGAGATGACTGCGGCCAAGACTATGTACGAAGCGGCACGCGATGGCGACAGCAAAGCTGCGCTGGAGATACTCAAGCATCAGCACGGCTGGGTAGCCAAGCAGCAGATCGACGTGAACATCGACCAACAGATAAGCATTACAGGCGCACTGGAAAAAGCACAGTCGCGCGTCATCGAAGGGCTGTACACTGACGTGACGCCCCCAGCGCAGCTAGAGGATAACACATACCATGCAGCAGCCGATATACTCAGCCCAAGACGAGATGGAGTTGATGGCAAGGTTGTGGTCACCCAGCCTGAAGGATGACCCGCTAGCTTTCGTATTATATACATTCCCGTGGGGACAGCAGGGCACACCGCTGGAACATTTCCCCGGACCGCGCAAATGGCAGCGTCAGATACTCGGCGACCTGCGCGACCACATCAAGGCGAACAACGGTAAGGTTGACTTCGACACTGCGCGGCTGGCGATTGCGTCAGGACGCGGTATTGGCAAGTCGGCCCTAGTCAGTTGGCTGACGATATGGATGCTGTCCTCACGGATCGGCAGCACTACCATCGTGTCGGCTAACTCTGAGGCGCAGTTGCGGTCGGTAACATGGGCGGAAATTACCAAATGGCTGGCGATGAGCCTGAACAGTCACTGGTTCGAGATAGCAGCCACACGCATCATGCCAGCCAAGTGGCTGACAGAACTGGTCGAACGCGACCTGAAGAAAGGTACGCGCTACTGGTCCGTCGAAGGGCGGCTGTGGTCGGAAGAAAACCCTGACGCATACGCTGGTGTCCACAACTTCGACGGTGTGATGCTGATCTTCGACGAAGCCAGCGGTATTCCAGACTCGATATGGTCAGTGTCTGATGGTTTCTTCACGGAGAATACGCCGCATCGCTTTCATCTGGCCTTCTCCAACCCGCGGCGAAACACTGGCTATTTTTACGAAACGTTCCACAGCAAGCGGGCGTTCTGGCAGACGCGCACTATCGACGCGCGCGATGTCGAGGGTACAGATAAAAACTTGTATCAGCGCATTATCGACGAATATGGGCCAGATAGCTACCAAGCCAGCGTCGAAGTTTACGGTAACTTCCCGTCAGAAGGTGACGATCAGTTCATCGGCAGCAATCTGGTCGATGACGCCATGAAGCGCACACCGGCAAGAGACGCCACAGCGCCCATCGTCATCGGTGTTGACCCTGCACGCTTCGGGGCGGACGCTACCGTCATCGCTGTGCGCCAAGGGCGTGACATCTTGGAACTGCGGAGACACCGCGGTGCGGACACTATGGAAGTGGCTGGGCACGTCATCGACGCGATAGAAGAGTTTAAGCCTGCACTGGTCTGCATCGACGAAGGCGGCCTAGGCGCAGGCGTCGTAGACCGGCTGAAAGAGCAGCGGTACAAGATACGCGGTGTGAACTTCGGCAATAAGGCTAAGAACCAGACCATGTGGGGCAACAAACGGGCCGAAATGTGGGGCGCCATGCGGGATTGGCTGAAAACGGGCCATATACCGACAGATAGGTTCCTGAAAACGGACCTCATCAGCCCGCGCACCAAGCCTGACAGCAAGGGGACGCTGTTCCTTGAAAGCAAGAAGGACATGAAGGCGCGCGGGCTGGCCTCGCCAGACGCTGCGGACGCCATAGCGGTCACGTTCGCATTTCCTGTAGCATCTACTGATCCGCGTCTAGGACGCGTTGACAAGCGCCGCGTAAGCGCGTATTCTTCCTCTGGAATATCTACATCGTGGATGGGCAGTTAATGGCGGACAAGAAAAAATCGGTGTCGCTATCCGTTGGCAGGGGCGAGAAATTGCCTGTGTCAAAGGGCGCGGGACTGACAGCCGCTGGCAGGGCCAAGTATAATGCTGCGACAGGCAGCAAGTTAAAGGCACCTGCTCCCAACCCGAAGACAAAAGCGGATGCAGGCCGCAAAGCGTCGTTCTGCGCGCGCATGGGTGCAGTAGCAGCCAAGGCTAAGAACGGCGAACGCGCCAAAGCTAGTTTGAAAAGGTGGAAATGCTCATGAAGCCCGGACTGTACGCAAATATCCACGCTAAAAAAGCCCGCATTGCCGCCGGATCAGGCGAAAAAATGCGTAAACCGGGCGCTAAAGGCGCACCAACTGCCAAGGCGTTTAAGGACAGCGCCAAAACCGCTAAGAAAGGTAAGTAATATGCCATCAGGTAGAAAAGATATTTACGGTAGACCAAGCCGCCGCCTCGCTGACCCAAAAGTCATAAAAGCTGAAATGGGCGCGGAAAGAAACGCTGCTGCTGCCGCTCGTTTGGCAGGCCGCAAGCCTGACGCAGCCAAGATTATGGCGCGCGAAGGCACGACAAGCGCAGCCG